AAATATATGAGTTTTTAACTTAAACCAGGCTGTCTGGCCTGACAACTCTCTCCCAGATAGCCCATGCCACGGTACCGTCTGGCTGCGTGGCTACCTGATAGTCATGCTCCACCATGTAGCGGTTGATGGTGTCTGTACCTACACCGCCCATGTCGTCAAGTTCCGTGGCGATGTCTGCGGTGGTCTTGAAACTCTTCTTGTAGTCAAGACCGGTGTTTGCATCCTTCATCGGAAGGTTATTGCGAAAGTGGAAGTAAGCGTTGAGCAGATCTCGCTCAAACTGCTCACTATCGAACCAATCATTATTTTCTGGCATAATATTCATTTTTTAAAGGGTTAAACTTAAATACCGTCATCTGGGTGCTGTCGGTTTAATGCGGTCTCATAGAGATCAACCCAGTAGCTCAGACGGGAAGCCCAAAGGTCGTATTTGGTCTGAAGTCTGGTAACACGGATTTCCTCTCGCTCCAGTTCACTGAGGTATCTGCCGACAATGCGGTGGCAGTCCAGATTAACACAGTATCTTGACTGAATCTTGGCATACTCCACCAGTTTGTACAGTTCCTTGCGCTTGGCTTCAAGCTCCCACCAGCGTTTCATGAGCGCATCGCGAATGCGACGGCGGCGGAAATATAGCAAGAGAACGTCTCTCTTGACTTTCTTCTTATTCTTTTTCATCGCTCACTCCTCCTTTCTTGTCTTTGGTCCAGCCTGGGTGCAGGAGTCCTTCTTCTGCTCCCGTAAGTACCCCCCCGCATCTCGGTATCTCTCAAAGATGTTATGACGGTCGCTCTGGATGGTATTGTTGTTGAGAGTCCAAAGATTAGTCTCCTCGACCTTCGCCTTGTCTCTGCGAAATCCTGCCTCATTGCGAAGCTTTCTACAATTACGGAGTTCTTCCTGATATTCATTTTTGGCCTTCTCGAAAGCATTACGGGCACAGCGGTAGCTTTCCCCTGCTTCATCCTCCATGCGTTCAATACTGTCCAACGAGCTCTCGTAATTCCGGCTTATAGCCTGCAACTCTGCCTGATGGCGCTTGCGCTCGTCAGCAGCTCTCACGATGTTCTCCTCCAGCTGAGCATGAAACAGCTCTGTAGTCATTCTGCTCACCATCATGCTACCTCCCCTCCGAAAATGAAACCACCAATCATGACCATCGCCATCACAGCTGCGAAACCAACCATGGTGAGCACAACTTCTCCATAGGTAACGGTCTCCCCGCAGATATAGCTGAAGGTCTCGCTCTTGGTCTTGGCGAGCTTCTTGATTTCACACTTGAGGGTATTGATACCCTCCTCAACGCTGATGCCTGCAGGTCTCACCTGCGCATCACTTAATAAAATAGAATTCTGCATATTGCATCGTCTTTTAAGCATAAGCAGCCGATTGTACAAAAGGGTGGCGGCTGCATTCCCCGTTGCTTAAAAGACGATGACTTATCCGGAAGGACTAATCAAATCTTACGGTTCATGCAGCCGCCATGTATTGGGCATATCTATTTTCCCAGTTGGAAAAAATTATTTCCCCAGTTAGAAAAAAAGATTTTCCTAGGCATAAAAAAAGCCTGCGGCTAGAAGCCATAGGCGAAACGGTCGCCCTGCCGGATAGTTTACTATCGTCTTTTAAGCGTTGGCAAAAGTACGAAGAATATTTGGAACCGCCAAAAAAAAAGCGAGAAATTTTAGAAGAATCTGCAGGGAATATGTTTTAGAGCATAAAATCGGGGTGATTTGAGGAGGAGAAGGAATGAAAAGGAATGAAAAGGAATGATTTTCCACGTATTTTCCGTGAAAATTCCACAAAATTCCACGAAATTCTCCGTTTTTCTCTGTTTTTCCACGGATATTCAATAAAATTCCACAGATATTCAATAAAATTCCGTATATTTGCAACGGTTTTAGTAAATAATATATATTAAGGTATGGAAAGAAAAGAGTATATGAACTTGGAGAAGCGCGTAACACTTCTCCAAATGACGGTAAATATTCTCATTGCTATCTCTATTATTCATGGAATAGTGTTGATATTGCTGCAATCGCCCCATTTAAGTGTTCTGCTATCCACCCTATTAAAGCAATTAAAATAGAGACGATAACACTAATCTTAGCCCATTTAAAGCTTTGCTTTTGCAATATCAGGTTCTCATCCTCTTTAGATTTCTTCTGACGGTATGGGTATCCTTCAATGCTCTCCAGCATCATTCTGTCGTAAGTCTGCATATACTTCACACCCTTGTCTAGTATATGCCACATGCCCTCAGACTCCTCGATGTAGCCCTCGTTGGCCAATGGTGGAAGGATGAACCTCAAATCAACATCATCAAGCTGGTTGTCAGCTAGAGCCCCCCAGAGCTGCGCACGTGATTTATCGCCCTTGATAAGCTCTCGGAGAACCAGACGAGCCTGCCTGCAGGTCTCAATATCTTGTAGTAACATCAAATTATCTTTTATACAACTATATCAAATATATGTGAATAACAAGAAGTCCCCGGCACGGAATCGTGTCGGGGACGATGTGTTAAATTAAACAAGTTGAAGTCTGGAGAATTCATTTCCTAATTGATGAATACCATCTTCGATTTTCTGCAGTTGAGCGTCCGAGATATATGTGTTACCCTTGCGGTACTGGCGCATCAAAGTGTCATTAATGCCCACGAATCTAGCAAAAGCACTCACATTAATCATCTTATAATACTCAAAGAGCGAAGACAAATCAAACTTGTAGTCTGGGACATTAGAGAAAGCCTCCGGAACCTCATCACCCAACTCACGTTTTGCATCTGCCACACCTGCCATAGACTCCAAGAAGTCTTTTTTTGCAGCAGCTACAGAATCACCTGTGCCGATAATAGTACAGCCACTCATATTTGTATTATATGCAATATAGCTGCCATCCTCCTGTTTCTCAATAGAAACCTTAAATTTTTTATCCATACGAAATCTATTTTAATGTTTTGTTATATTCTTGTTTAAAAAGGAATCGGGTTAGAACCCGATATCCTTTCTAAGTTTGTTAACCAATCCTTTTCTGACCTCTTGTGACCAATGTCGCTCTAGCATGATTGTTTTCTTGGTCTCTCTGTTGATGTAGAGGTCATGCCCTTTCAAACCTTTGTAAAACTGAAAGCCGTGGGCAATAGCAATTCTTTTTAATTCATTCCATTTCATATTACTTACTTGTTTAATTTAACACTGCAAAGATACTACATTATCGTGATATATCCAAATAATTATACTACAAATTCGTTATATTAACTAAGATTTAACATTTCACCCGCATCAAACACGGTTTTTACCTCTTTTTCTCATCATTCTTGAATGATGTCAAACAATGTTATTACCGCTTTTACCCCGAAATGCAATGAAGGGGTTCGCTCGAAAACGGCTCGTTTCTTGTGGCAATTTCATGGAAATTGGCATAAGTAGCCGTTTTCGAGCGGGCAATCAATGGCAATTGATTGCAAAATTTGGGCATTTTGCACAAATTTTCCACGGTCATTTTTGCCAACTTGCTGAAAATCATGGATTTTTAGAAAGTTGGAACAAAAAAGGGCGTGCCTTGCTGTAAGCATAGCCCCCACCGCCCTACGCTCGGAGGCAATTGCCACGGCTGACTGGAGCGGTATATGTAAGGGTTTTTTCATGTGGCAATTGCCTAGTTCCCCGACTGCCGTGCCGAATTGCCATCGCTCTCGCTATCTCTATCCCCTTCCCTTCATCCGCGGTTATCAGCAAGTTTGCAAGAAAGAGAAAGGGCAACGTGTTCCTGTCACGTTGCCCATGGTGTCTATAGTCTGCCCTTGTCGTGATAGCTGTAGAATGCTCCATCTGTTACTATCACATGGTCCATGAAGAAGAGGCGCATGACTTGACAAGCCTTGGCTATCTGCTGTGTCAGCACATCGTCCGCCTTGCTTGGCTGCGTGTTGCCCGATGGGTGATTGTGCACGAATGCCATGATGGTTGCACCGCTCAAGACTGCCTCCCTCATGAGGATACGAATATCCACTGAAGCCTCTGTTATCCCTCCCTTGCTCAGTTTCACGCTCTTGATAAGTCTGAAATTTTGGTTCATCAATATGACGTGTGCCTGCTCTACCTTTAGGTCTGCCATCTGCGGAAGCATGTAGTTGTATATGGCTAGACTGCTGCCCATGTCGGGCTTGCTGCCCAACTTCTCCACTGCCCTGCGCTTGCCTAGTTCCAAAGCTGCGAGTACTGCCAACGCCTTGCAGTCGCCTATTCCCTGCACTACCTGCATTTCGTCCATGGATAACTTTGCAAGGTTACTGAGATTGTTGTCTGCCATGTTCATCAGTTGCCTAGCCTGGCTTAGGCTTTCGGCTGTTCCTGCCCCTCTGTTGATTACCATGGATAACAATTCGGTGTTACTGAGTGAATCGAATCCGTAATTAGCTGCCTTGAACTCTGGGCGCTCGTCTGCTAGTATATCATTGTACTTCTTCATGTTACGCTACTTTATTATAGTTGTTGTTTGATTTCTTGATGATATTAACACCCTGTGGGAAACATCTCTTTGAGTGTGCAACTGCCTCATAAAAGCCTTCTGCCATCTCCTGCAACACGCCTCTGTTGCTTATTGGGTCGTGGTGAATGGTGCGAGCCAAAAAGATTTCTCTCTCCACATAAGCACCTGCCGCCTCCAACTTTCTTCTGAAGTCCTCGATGGTCTTGCCACTAGTCAGAAGGTCGTCGAATAGAATGACCTGCTTGCCCTTGAAGTACTCGCCATCAACTGAAACGTGATAAATGTCTTCGTTAACAACATGGCTGCCTCCGTTGTGGGTTGGCTTGCGCTCTCCAAAAATGTGCACGTGCTCATTTGCGGTTGCGATGCCTGCTGCATTGAGGATGGCTGCGAGATAGCCGAATCGCTTGTTATATTTCCATTGTGTGCTGCAAGGAGCAAAAACTACAACGAAGTCCTCTAAGATACTGCTATACTGCTTTGTAAGAT